TTGATAAGAATGTTTTTGATAATCGATTAGATAAAATCAAGCAAAAATCTCAAGGACGACTCATCATCAAAGAATATCCTACTGCCGGTGCCCATGCCGGTCACTTCAGAGCTTTGTTGGAAGAATTGAAATTGAAACAAGAATTTAAGCCTGATATTATCTATATCGATTATCTTAATATATGTAACTCTCAAAGATTGAGACAAGGTGCAAATGTTAATTCATATACGTTTGTTAAAACGATTGCTGAAGAAATTCGTGGTCTCGCCGTTGAGTATGCAGTACCAATTGTTAGTGCTACTCAAACCACAAGATCTGGCTTTACGAGCTCAGATCCTGGACTTGAAGACACTTCTGAGTCTTTTGGTCTACCAGCAACTGTTGATTTAATGTTTGCACTTATCTCAACCGAAGAACTTGAAAACCTCGGCCAAATCATGGTCAAACAACTCAAGAATCGTTATGCAGATCCTTCTTATTATAAACGTTTTGTGATTGGTGTAGATCGATCTAAAATGAAACTCTATGATGTAGAAGTATCAGCACAGTCTAATTTATCTGATGCTGGTCAAGATGATACTCCAGTATTTGATAATTCATCATTTGGGTCTAGAATGAAGACCGAAGGATTTAAGTTTTAATTAAGGGGCTTCTGCCCCTTTTTTAATAAATAATCTAATGGCAACAATAATAGACAATCCTAAATATGGTGATGGTCACCAAATAGTTCTTAAAGAGAAATTATCTGCATCTATATCTGAAAAATTTTTAAAATTCAAATATAGAAAAGGTGCTGTATTTTCTATATACACTAAACAAGATATTCCAAAAGATACTCCTGTTATAAATCTGTTAACAGGCGATAAAATAATCTTTCTTAAAGATGAAAGCAATAACGTTATTAAACTTCAAGGTTCTGCTTCGTCTATTAATGGTTCATTCAATCACTATTCACAAAACGCTAAAAGCAATACAAATATTCTTACTGAAATAAAAGAAACTATTTCTATGGAAATATTTAAAGAGTGGATAGAAAATAAAAAGATTCTTAGTGAAGAAAAGTGTGTTGATATATCAAATAAAATTCAGAATGGGTTATATGATACTTTATACTATGACTCTGCAATTAAACAATTAGAAGCGTTAAAACCTATTATAAAAGCAAATAGTGGGTATACATATGAAAGGCAAGGAATAGATAAAACAAAAAGATTATACGAAGTTGCTAGAAGACTATCTAAAAAGTCAAACGATAATTGGAACCCTGCTGATGTATGGTTAATAAGAAAATCATATAAGATGGATCAACTATATGCATCTAAAAATATTACTGAACTTAATAGTATGATTACATTAGCATGGAAAAACATGGATCTTATTCCTATTTCATTAAAACAAATAACAAAACCTAAAGCTTCATTTTCAGTTATTGATCCTGATAATATGATGAATATGAATTTAGATATAGATTTAAACTTTGCGAAGGTAGATTTATCAGACACATTTGCAAACTTTATATTAGAAACAAAGTCTGGATTTTCTGTTCGTTGTGGATTTAAAGCTTCTGCAACAACATTAAATGTTTCTCTTGAAGGACGGTTTAAAGGCGCTGGGTATCAACTTGGTGCTATTGATGCTAAAACATTTGGTCCTCATATAAGAAGCAAATATAGTTATGTAGTGAGAAGCGGCGTTGGTATGACATCAGGAAGTGGCATACAGATAGCTAAAAAAGAACTTAAATCTGTATTTGCTAAATATAAAAGAATATCAAACACTATTTCTAATTATGCAGAAGCAGAAGCCCTTCTAGAAGTCGCCTCAGACTTAACAAAAAAGAGATTTGTTAATCTTATATCATACCTTTATGCACTCACGGTGGCTCCTAGAAACGTTCGAGACTTTATCGAGACGATGAAATTTTGCTATTTTTCATCTAAAAAAATAACTGCTGATAGTTGTTTATACGTTATTTTAAATTAATAAATATATAATTGTTACAATTTGGTTACAAAAAAGTAGTGTACATTAATTAACAAATATAGTATAATAACATTATAGAGAGATTATGTTAAAATTTAAACAATATACAAATAGACAATTTAAAGATAACGGATTAACAATCTTTGATATTGACGATACCTTATTTCACACTACTGCTAAAATTGCTGTATTAAAAGATGGTAAAAAAGTTAAAGAGTTAACCAATCAGCAATTCAATACATATAAACTTAAAGCTGGTGAAAAGTTTGATTTCAAACAATTCAAAGATGCTGATAAGTTCTATAAAGAATCTCAACCAATTGAAAAAATGCTTAATAAAGCAAAAGCAATTATTAAGAATGTAGGTAAAAAACCTGGTAGCAGAATTGTTGTAATTACAGCAAGAGATGATTTCAATAACAAACAAAAATTCTTAAAAACCTTTACCAAACATGGTTTAGATATGAGAAAAGTAAGAGTTGAAAGAGCAGGTAAAATTAATGATGTTTCAAATGTAGCACTTAAAAAAGTTATTATTGTAAGAAATTATTTAAATACAGGAAACTTTAAAAGAGCAAGACTCTTTGATGATTCAATGGCTAACTTAAAAGCTTTCTTACAATTAAAAAGAGAATTTCCACAAGTAACATTTGAAGCATATTTCGCTAAACCAGATGGATCAGTAAAAGTTGTTAAATCTTAAAGACTATATAACAGAATCAAAGAATGTTCACATGGAACATTTAGAAGATCTTGTATTTAATGAAGGTGTTAATGGCACACGTAAAGCTATTAACTTTTTACAAGACTTAAGAAACATGCTTGCTGGTAATAGCTCATCTAAGATTACATCAACCGTTAAATGGGATGGTGCTCCTGCAGTTTTTGCTGGTGTAGATCCTCGAGATGGTAAGTTCTTTATTGCTAAGAAAGGTGTATTCAATAAAGATCCAAAAGTATATAAAACTGCAGCAGAAATTAATGCTGATAGATCATTAGCAGCAGATCTTGCGGCTAAATTAAAAATAGCACTAAATGAGTTTAAGAAACTTGGTATTACAAAAGGTGTATATCAAGGTGACTTAATGTTTACAAAATCTGATTTAAAAGTGGAGACTATAGATAATGAAAAATACATCACGTTTCACCCAAACACTATCGTATATGCTGTACCTGCTCGCTCTGACTTGGCCAATAAAATTCTAAAGGCTAAGATTGGTGTAGTATGGCATACTTCATATGATGGACCAAACTTTGAAACTATGAGAGCTTCATTTGGTCAAAACATCACAAACAAATTCAAAGCATCTCCTTCTGTATGGATGGATGATGCAACATATAAAGACTATTCAGGTACAGCAACATTTACTAAAGCTGAAACAGCAAAAGTAACTGCAATCTTATCTGAAGCTGGTAAGTTATTTAAATCAATTGATGCTAGTGTGATTAATTCAATTAGTAATAACCAAGAAATATTATCATTAATTAAAACATATAATAATGCAAAAGTAAGAATTGGTGAAAAGATTACTAATCCTACACAGCATGTTGTTGGATTATACCACTGGATTCAGGAAAAGTATCATAAAAAGGTAAATGAACTTAAGACTGATAAAGGTAAACAACAGTGGAAAGATAAAATAAATAATATGAATAAGTTCTTTTCTGCTCATAGTCGAGATGCTATAGCAGATGTGTTTAGATTAACTAACTTATTAGTTGATGCTAAGCATATGATTATCAATAAGATGAATCAAGCAGGACATATTAGTACATTCTTAAAAACAAATACTGGATTTAAGGTTACTGGAGTAGAAGGTTTTGTGGCAGTCGATAGATTGTCTGGAGGCGCTGTAAAATTAGTGAATCGTATGGAATTCTCAAAAGCAAACTTCTCTCCAGATATTATTAAGGGATGGGAAAAATGAAAAAATTAATTATACTATTTGTATTCCTAACTGGTTGTAGTACATTTATACCGCCGATCAAACATGATCCTGCACAGGTAGAACAGTACATTGCATTTAAAGATTATTATGAAGACCTTGCATGTAATTCTAGAGAAGAAAATTGGAAGACATGGGAAAAGGCTATGAAGAAGGCTCATAGATTATACCTTTATACTGAATATAGACAAGATCCTCAAACAGAAAATACTAAAGAGATCGATACATCTTTATTCAAAGCCTATAATGGTAGCTTAGGATTCTGTGAAGCAAAGATAGGTTTAATAGGTATTCAAATGGATATCCTAGAAAAAGCATGGAGAGGTAGAGAATAATGTGGGATTACGATATAATTAAAGAGCTTAAGGCTAAAATGGATAGCGATACCATTGAAAGTAAAATCGCAACAGAATTACATGACATTACAGAGCAATATAATGAAGGTATTCTTACAGGAGAAGAATACAAAGAATTATTATTAGATATTGAAAAGATTAATAAAGCAAATGAACTAGCAGATGATGAAGAAGTATCACGCTGGTTAACAAATACTGTAAAATTATTGATTTCTGTAATCTAAACTATTATAAATAATAATAGATAATTAAATTATATAGATGGGTTAAATGAAGAATTATAGACAATTAGTGCAAGAATTGCCGTCTAAAACCGTTGTGTTCGTTTTCGGCAGATTCAATCCACCAACATCTGGTCACGAACTATTATTCAAGATGGTTAAAAAGATAGCCACGCAGAATAAAGCTGATCACGTCATATACGCTTCAAGAACTCAAGACAAGAAAAAGAACCCATTAACAGTAGATCGTAAAATGCATTATCTTAAGATGATGTTTAAGGGTTTTAATTTTGTGGCTGCTAATCCTCAAGAAAGATCATTCATTGAGGCAGCAACTCATCTCAATAAAAAATATAAGAATATCATCATGGTTGCGGGCAGCGACCGTGTTGCAGAATACGAACGTATTCTAAATCGATATAACGGGCAAAACTTTAAGTTTGATACTATTCAGGTCGTTTCTGCGGGGGAGAGGGATCCTGATTCTGACACAGCTTCTGGCATGAGTGCTAGTAAGATGAGACAGTTCGCTGAAAAAGGTAACTTCATGCAATTTAAACGTGGGTTACCAAATTCAGTAAGAGATATAGATGCAAGACTTCTTATGAATGAATTAAGACAGGCAATGGGTCTTGATGCAATTAAAGAAGAAGTTAAGTTTAGTATTGATACTTTAAGAGATAAGTATTTTAAAGGTGAGATCTATCATATTGGTGATATTGTAGAATCAAACGGTAGTCAATATGAGATTATAGATCGTGGTAGTAACTATGTTACTGTTGTAAATGATGAAGGTAAATTATCTCGCAAATGGATACAAGACATTAAAGTTATTGGTAGTTTAGTTGAACAAGATATAAATGTTAATCGACTATCATATAAAGGTTTTGTACCACAGAATATACAAAAGAAAATAAATATAGTAGAATCATTTAAGAAAACATTAAGTGATAAAACTATTACTGATCCTCTTGGTATATTGAATGCATTAAAGTTAACTGATTCATATATGAAAATGAATGAATCAGCATCAGAAGAAGATCTACATAGATGGGATTCTGAACTTGAAAGAGCAAGAGAATCATTAGAAAATATTAACCAATTTCATATACATGAATCTTATTGGAATACATATAGACAGGAACTAAATGCCATGATGGACAAGAAGATAGAAGAAGGCTTAACTAATATTACGATTAAGTCTGCAGACAAAATCAAGGTTGCAAGAATTATTGCAGATATGCTTGGTGTTGAAAATGCAGAGAAGATGTCAAGCCCATCTCAACTAATTAATATGGGTATGAGAAAAGTTAAGAATAAACCTATGAGACCTGAGCTAGCAAATGTATTATCTAAAATGCTTAAACTTGCTGATGATATCGGTGTTAAGTATGATAAAGGTTCACTACCACCAAAATTAAGAGAATCAGTTGAAGTTAAAAAGAACACAGGTAAACCACAAATCAATGACATCTTAAAATATTCTGATTTTTTAAAATTAGATAAAATGAATAAAGGTGAAGTTGAAGCCGAAAAAGAAAAAGACAAAGGTCATAAAGTAGATAACGGTGAAGAATCTGCATCTGGTCATAAATTAGATAATAATACACAGTTACGTAGAAGAAAATACATGTATGCTACAGAAGAAGTTGATCATGCTAAATTAGCTAAAATGCATGATCACCACGGAAATAGCCATGAACATGAAGTAACAAATGGTGGTCACGAAGATCATGACTATGTAGCACGCGATCACTTTAATGCAGCAGATAAACATAGAGATGCTCATGCTGCATTGAAAAAACATGGTGCTAACTCAGACCACTATAAAAAAGCTGCAGCTAACGCTCATAAAGCTTCAGAAGATGCAAAAGATGCAGCTGAAATGGGCCCTAAATTTAGAAAAACTACTAAGCCAAATTCTATTAAAGAAGATGTAGGTACAGCTGATTATAAGTTATCAAAATCTGGCCGCAAAGTTCCAGCAAAAGTTTTACATGATAAAGATGCTAAAAAGATTGCTAAAGATGATGAGAACGAAAAAGAAAAAAGAAAACAAGATAAAGAATTAGATGATGCACGCAAAGGTAAAACTGTAGACGAAGCAGTAATGGATGTACATCACAATGAGCTTGATTGCTGGGATGTAGATGGTAAAAAGGTTGATTGTAAAGATGTTCCAGAAAAAGAAGTTGATGATATCGTTAACTCATTAACAGATGATGATATGATGGATGCTTATGATGATGCAGAACTAGAAATCGTTGATGATGAAACAGGAGAAAAAGTATCAGATGTAGATACTGATGAAGAAGGTGTTAATGAAGAAGCACTCAACGAAGTATTATCAAGAGCAGAAAGAATTAAAGCTAAAATACGATTTGCTAGACATAAAGCAAAACGTGCTCGTAAATTAA